GTCCCATCACCCGTCCGGGAGTGATCCTGGACGGAGTGGTGGCCCAGGACGCAGTTAAGGCCTTTTGGTCTGAACTGCGCCGTCGGTTCCGGGTGCCCGGGCTTGATACTGCTCAGTTCCGGGAGTGGCACTTCTCCCTTAAATCTGGTCCAGGTCGGGGTCAAGCGATCCTTAACTGGGCCAGGGACCTCAATAGTCTACCGGTTGATCTGGTAGAGGACCTGAAGTCTCTGGGAGGAGAAGCGTTCAGGGTTCACCTGGACGCGCTCCTCAGGAATCTCCCGGCCATCCGCCGTGTTTACGGGGACACTGTTGTCCCCATTCGGCGGGTGACGGGGATTGCTGACCTGGAAGGGAAGACACGGGTAATCGCCATGCTTGACTATTTAGTCAGGTGGTTCTTTACCCAATTCATTCCTTCCTGTTTGCAATCCTTAGGTAGATTCCTCGGGATGTCACTTTCCACCAGGGGTCCTTCACGGACCACGTGCGCTCGTGGGGAGAGGGGGTTACCCTCCTCTCCCTCGACCTCACTGCAGCCACCGATCGGTTTCCGATCGAAGTGATCTGCAAGGTCCTTGGAGGATACTTCCCCCAATGGTGGGTCGACTGCTGGCGAAGGGTTATGGTTGGCCACCGGTTTGAAGCCGATGGTCACCCCCATGGTGTTGTTTACGCCGTGGGAAACCCTATGGGAGCCTACTCCTCGTGGGCTTCCTTTGCTCTGGCTCACCACTTTGTGGTGTTCCAGGCCGCTCGAAGTGTCGGAGTGCCATGGCGGAGCTGTAGGTATGTCCTCCTCGGAGATGACATCCTATTTGGTGACGCCCTCGTGGGGGACGAGTACCGGAGGATCATGGCTGCCCTTGGGGTCGAGATTAACGACCTCAAGTCTCACAACTCCCCCCACCTGGGGGAGCTTGCGAAGCGGTATCTTTACCGCGGGCAGGAGATCACTCCCTTCCCGGTCTCTGCCGTCCTGGACAACCTCGGGGAGATTCCTCTCCTCGTGAGTGCCCTGGAAGGCGAGACCCTTAAGGGGATGATCCCATCCTCCGGTATCCCTGGTTGCATCGGCGAGCTCGCTCGCTCCCTC